GTAGAACCATGTCTACGCGTGACACACATGCAGTGCCAATGGTAAATTGTCATACAAAACAACGATAAAATAATAATAATAATAACAACAACTTCCCGATTAACCCGTACGGTTAAACGAGATGTCGGTTTCAGTAACGGTGGTGGCGGTACATCCAAACGTGAACGTATATGCCAAATCACCGTTTGGAACTGTAAACCGCACCATCAAATTAGCATATGTTCCTGCGCCATTGACAGAAGCGCCGGGAACTAATGTGGTGGTGACGGCAGGCGACACAGAGTTGAGAGAAAGCACTGTAATCACTGTGCCATAAGCTGCCAAGTTCAAATCGTAGGAAATGCCTGATTCAAACCCTGTTGCAACTACCGTATTCGCAACAACACCCTTGGTGATGGAAATCCCATTGGATCCATCATCATTGGGCCCGGAAAACAAGTTAATTCCGGACAACGCTCCAGTGGCAGTTGTAGACGCCATGAACCCATGGTCCTCCTGCTCGTTCAAGACGGGGTGCATTAAGTCAATGGTGTACTCAACCCACATCCGGCCCCAAGCTACTGCGGTGCCATTGATGACAGAGACAAAAAGCTGCCCCAAGTCATAAGTCTTCAAATCAGTGCTAGGGGGTTGGGCGTTTGTACGCACGAAAAGAGGACTATGGTCAGACAAATCAACAGGCATCGTGATCATCTTCCAAGGAGCGTCTTCCATCGCGCCAGAAAGGGCTGACATTTCCACATCATCTTCAGGGGCAGTATCGTTGGAATCACGATTGACCGCCATTGTGAACGATCCTGGAGTTGTGGTGCCAGTGCGAGTGTAGTACACAAAACGCAACGATCTGAAGAGATATTTCTGCCACGATCGAGCCTGAGTGGCTAGCCAAGGGAATAACCGGCCGACACCCGGATTAATGGGGAAATTGGAGCGGGCAAACAGCGCACTGCCGGTGATGTTGGTAAACAACTCACGATGGGTAATGCGAGTGGCCGTCGCACCAACAGTCCGAACAATTGCGGCCGGGGTCTTGTTGGCGACTGAATACGCCGCCGAAGCGGACGTAAGTGGGCTACGGGCCTGGCGCTGACCGGCCTTACGCGGTGGGCGAGCCCGACGTTTCTTCTTAGCAACGTTATTGGTGGCGGCCTTAACCTTGGGGCCAGGGTTGGTCTCAACACAAACCAGCCGCGGAGCAGGAGGGACGGTCAGATGATCCATGGTGGCCTGCACAAGCAGAGGAGGGCCATATTGGGCGCACACCTCAGCAATGGCCAGATGCGCGGCCTTGTTGGCCTCCCACCCAAGACCTCTGGGCCTGGCCTGGATGGTATAACCAACAACCAACGTGTCACAGCCAAAATGCTGCAAATGATTAACAACTGTCGCCAAGTGGCTTGCGTGGACAATGGGAACGCCAACGTTGTATAAGAAACCAACGGCGTACATTTGCCCGTCAGCCGCTGTGATATGGGCATGCAGGGTATCAGGAAGGGCACGAGCAACGTTGTTGATGTAGTCAAGGTAATCTTGCCTGGCTACATTCCAGTTAATATCTTCAAAAGTGGACGCTGGCTCGGCCACAGTTGGTTGTCTCAATAAGCGATAGAGGCGGCTCATTGGAAAATGGGTAAGGATACTCATAGTGTAGGAAATCGAATAAAATAACTCTTGTTCAATAGGCCCACCGGAACCGGGTCCCGGGTTGGGCTCAATGCCAACTAACCTCGGTGTGGACCCTGGGCCATGTTGGTATCTACACTTTGCTCCATGCGGACATGGTGTGCCTGTTATCACACTTCGACATGTCCGTGAGCCAGGAGAACTTGATCCAAGTGGGTTGGAACCAGGTCCTGGACTCGGTGAGCTGCCGCCAGCATGGGCATACTTGCATGTTAGCCCATACTTGCAAGATCCTGTCTTAGTAAATAAATTGCACGTGCGCTTCGTAGACTCCACCACTGTGCCGCTCGGTGCAGTCCCACTAAGGGGAATGCCATTAACCACCGAAGGCAAGGTGGCGGGTTCCGGACCGTTATCGGGGCAACACAATGGTGGACTGAGTATATCAACTTCAGGCTGGGCGGATAAGAGTACCTCACCCACCCATTTGAGAAACACTGGGACATCGAATTGAGGATATCTGATGTGAAGAACATAAGACATCCATCCGTCGTAATCTTCATTGGGGTATTGGTCCTCCGCAGAAAAGTCTGCCCAAAAATTGGCCACGCCGCGCAGTGCAGGGTCATCACTCAGTTTAAACTTGTCAGCACAACGTGTCTTAGCCAGATAGCAGAAATGACCGATAATAGGGGTGTTCTTATCAGTGGCATAATAGCCACATAATTTTTGCATAAGCTTGGTAATCGGCAAAACGTTGCTGGGCAAAGCAGTGGTTGTATGCAACTTAGTCAATTGCCGAGGCAAGTCACACATAGAATCTGGCGCTCCGGTCCATACACTCGGTCCGTATTCACGTGCCAAAAACGAAACGCCATAGCCATGTCGTTGAATAAGATCAACTTCTAGTTTCTGGCCCACAGATGCCGCGGCTGCCTTATAGATGGCAGGATCTACATCGGACGTCACTCCGTCATCACCGGCATATATGCCGAGAGCGTCCCAAGCCTGCTTGGCTGTTAGGTACTCACCATTTATCTTTGTCTTCCTCTTAGCGACATAACCGATGAACGCGTTGTCTGCAGAATTGAAATCTGCAGTTTCACTAGATCCAGACAGCCTAATCATCAGGGTAAGGTACATCCTGCCAAATCTGGTCTTAGCCCGGCGGGAATGTTGGGCAAGCATTAGCTCCCCGAGCTCGCGATGGTATTTGCGGGAGAAAAACCGCATCATTATGGTTCGTTCAAGGGATCGCAACACATTCGACACCCTACCATCGAACCTCGATAGATCAGTGTTGGTTATGACTGTGGCCTTGCTCGCTATCTCCGCGACTCTCTCAGCAATTTCACGGGGAGTTTTCCCAAATGCGTACCACCTTTGCAGGCGCATATGGTCAGCAAACGCATAGGTAAACATGGAATAAGCAAGCTTGGTCACAGGGGGCATGGTTGATATCACACGCGGGTCCTTAATGCCAGAGTAGGCCTCCGATTTCTGGAAAGTTTGAATGGTGGTATCAGGCGTGTTATTAACTTGCATAGCGGCCTCATCCAAAATACGGCGTTGCATTGGCCGGTTTTGTTTGGCATATACATAGTCCTGGTCCACCGGATGGCCCCGGTGCACTTTGTCGTCTGGAATAAGCAGCTCGGCAAACTCTGTTATGCATGTCAAGAGAAAGGGAGTGATCTCTATGTGTTGGTTCTGCACACTCTCGACACGACCGACTATGGCCTGTTCATCGTTGGACAGTGACTTGTCGGGAGCATAACAACCTAAAGCTACAGGACTCATAAATGGGATCAAGGAGGCCTTTGCGTCAGGGTCATAACTTTGGTTGTCATACTGGTAACGATACACGGAAGAGGCCACGGGATAAACTACATCAGCACATGTATTGATCTTCCGTCTATGAAATTCCGACAACACAGTGGCAGCCACGATGTCATCCACGCCCAATATGGTCTTTATTTGATGTGGACTGACCGATGTCGTCCCAATGCGCGACTGGCTGGCAATGGTGTCATCCTGGGTCGCTGTAATGGTGGCGGCCGCATATGATCCAGGCCTGCCAGTTGAGCGATGCAACCCATCTTTGCGCATAACATCCATTCTCAAAAATCCCTCATGGTGCACAATCAACCTCTCAAGACGTGCCCCACCAATGCCATAACGTGTTAGGTCAAACAATGGCGACACAAATGTGGCCGATGGAACGAACAGAATGATCTGGTGATGCGCGTCAATCTGCCGCCGTTCTAATGTGTAGCACGTGATTCGCCACCACAAGCCAAGCCCCAACGGGTCAGCTGGTGTGGAGGTGAGCAGGTGATCGCAGCCATAGTTCCAAACCTTATGGCTGAACGTGGCACCCCCTGAGATGTTATAAGACACATCATCACGCTCATTGAATGTGAAGGAATAGTCGCCTGTCGAATGGGCGACTGCCGTAGGCTGGAAAGTGGATACCATGAAAATGCGCGGGTCGCTAGCAAGCAACCGAGGCATGTCCATGTACATGTCAACATCTACTATTACTACGGCATCGCCTTCTACAGGCGAATATTCTGAAGTGGGAACGGTCAAATCTTTTGCCCAATGATAAGAGCGACAGCCCTTATACCCATGTTTGCAATCGGCATTAGACATTTGAACCAAATAAGGTTGCAGGCCCAAGTCCATACACATAGCTACCATTTGCAAACTGGCTTGATTCCTGGTCACTGCTGACACAGGATGGGTGTGGTTGACCTCCTCGGGCAATGGCCGACACTGGATGTCAGCAGCCACGAGGAACGACTTTCTCACAGTTGATGGGTCGAGCTGGACTTGCTTCGCCTTAGAACGCAGAATGCTTATATACCAGCTCAACCATGTGTTCCCAATGTGGTCCTTGCGGGAGCGCACATAGGCACGCCAACACCAGGCAACCACCATGGAAACTAGAAGGCCCATCAGCAAGATCACCAGGCTCCATGCTGCCGAATTGCAGCTGGGGGCCGGCGAAGGTTTGCGAACTACCTCCACGAAGGTGAAGTACGAACTCCACCCCGGTTGCTCCTCAATCTCCGGAGGAGCTACGACCAAGCTTGAAATATACTCCAAGCAAGGCCAATCCCAGTGACGAATCACTGGGGGGGGGGCGTGCGTCTGATCGACAACACGCCCCAGTGCCCAGTTGAGGAAGCTGGGCTCTTCTTTGGGGGGAGAAACTGTCTCAACCACCACCTGCCGCAATTTGGACCATGCCAATTGTGGCAGAACACAATGCTCACTTACTATGTCCGTCACTCTAGGCAACGAGGCAATCCACTGCCGCGCATCGGCAATGGAGAACATTGAAAAATAGGGGAATAACA